TTTCAGAGTGTGATGGTTCTCCAAAACAAGAGATTCTCAGAGGTGATAATTTTGGCTCAGAATATGACCCATTCCAAATACGTGTATCAGGAGAACGGGGCTGCGGCCAAGATGGGTCAATTCCATCTCTCTATAAAGGAGAAGCTTCTGTTTACCGGAGTGGCGGGGTCCAAGACTTCCTTCATTTAAGCTTAACCTACAATAGCGGCCCAGCTTCTGGTATAGCTGATGGCATAGCTCTTGGTGTATATGGCTCATATCTAGATGGTGGATACAGAGTCTTTGGAGTGACTCACTCAAGTGGGGTAACCGACTGTAAGGTTGTTGGCACGTTGGGTAGTGGCACAGTATTAGAAACCGGACACCGCTGGTCGGCCCTTGGAACGTCAGACCCGAATACGTGTTGCGGTGGAGCAGCCCACAACATATCGAATGACACCAAAAGGGCCAATAGTATCAAAAACTATCACTCAGATCTTGGCCGAATTTTTAATAATGATAAAAACAAGCTTCAGGCCAACAGATTCCCAGAGAATAGATATACATACGGGTTGGGGACCACTAGCCAGATCAATCCCGCCAACTCGTTTAGGGTCAACAAAACCATTCCAGATGTGACCGAGACTGGTGTACTTCTTGAGAGTGGTTATCCTGTATTCTCTCAAGAACACAGCTACTATGGCCAGTTTTTTGAGGTAGATAAGTATGATACCTCAATCCGGGTAGAGGGGAAGTATAACAAAACCCAAGGAAATAATGGGACTTGCTACAGCAAGAAGGCCTCATTATCGGTATACCCAGACTGTATCACTCAGTACTCCGAACCATTTGCAGAATGCGATGGGCCGGAAAAACAAATTACTAATATGATTAGTAGATTGGCTATTGTTTATCGTGGCTGTAACTTCGATGATGGTTGTACATATAGTGAATCAGGACATCCATATTTTGCCCCCACGGGAGTAGAAGACTTAAGAAAGGGGTTGGCTGGTCAAGAGATTTATATGTACATCAATCTCTCAAACGTGTGGGGACCTAAGACTAAGCCTTTGGAAGATTGCGGCTGTGGAGATGATGTTCCACCGGGTAAAAAAGATCCTATTTTTGTCGAAGTTCCATCTCCTGTTACCTTTGCGACATTTCCAAAATTTGATCTGTATCCATCTGGGTATGGTTGTTATGATTTATTGTGGCAGTATGACTGGGCGTCAGAATGCGAGGGAGCTGTTTTAAATGAGTGCCCAATCCCATCATCAGCTTATGCTTGTCTTCCCAAGCAGCCATATACTACCTATGGGTTCATTCGTAATCTTTGCGGAAATGAATATCATGATCGTAGAGAGGTAATCACCTCGGCATTTGCGAACTTAGTACAAGCCGGGGATTATAGGAATACTGGAGTAGCTCCCACAAATCCTCAGCCTATGTATTGGCAATTTAACAATCCATATACACTAGAGAGTGGACAGGTAGGAGGGTTCTCTGCGTCAGGAAATTATCCATTCTGGGGAGTTTCTGACAGTCAGGGAAGAGTAGTATCGCCATATTTCCGACCAAAGCCAGCTATTGCTTATGGATTGGGATGTGATGGACCCCCTCCTGAGTATCCATACTTAGATTTTGATCTTTGCTCAACCAGAGCCAATGGATGGCCAACAGATAAAGTTCCATTCTTGGTGGAGATTGATCATACGGATGACTGCGTTGGCTGCGGCAGCATAGAGGCTACTCAAGGCAATCTGATGCTTGAAGCTTCTGGGCTCAATACAACCTTTTCTCATGCTAGAGGAGAAAAGTATGGCTGGAATCATTGCAGATATAAGGGCGTATCATTTGATCCCACATATACTTGCTCGTCAGGGCTTACTATTCCATGTGTAGGCTTAGCCAGCGGAATAGATCTTCAAGCCTCCTACAGCCCATACACTGGAAATACTTGTTCCTGTATGGACCAACAATTCCCGCTAATAAATATTCCTCTGAAAAATACAAACATCTCTGCGGGATGGACGACTTGGAATGTGAACAACTCTTATGTAGAAGTTCCGGGGTGTGCTCAGGATTATTTGAATGATTATTTTACTCCAGTTCCGTATCAGAGATCTCCCGGATTTTCTGTATATGCGTCATTTAAATTAGCTTGCGATGGGGCTCATAAATTCTTAATTCCACCAGACGCAACAGGCATCTTGAAAAATTACTTGATGTTGTCCCAAGTCACTGGAAATCAAAATGTTTTAGATCTGATGTATATGAATGCTGGGTGTGGCCATCACTATCCATCGGCTGCGTCTGATTTAAGCCTACAGGCTAGTTTTGTAGCAGTTCCTAGTGGCAATGAACAAATTTTTGAACTTATTCCAGACCACTTATTGTATCAATTAACTTTATTAGGAACCATTAATGCCCCTCTGACAGTTCTATCAGCATTGGCCGATAATCATGTCTTTGGGTGTAACACCTATTACAGCGAATATGGCTGTGCTGGCACCAATAGCTATGGTCAAGGAGGATTTTATCCATGTGTTTATTGTGCTGCTTCTGCGACCCAAGTCTGTGACTGTCCCAATATTACATGTAATGAATGTGACTATGTCACATCGGCAATCCCAGTAGAATATCAGAATCCATGCTTCTGTGATTGTAACTTACAGTTAATGCGTCGAACCTTGATTGATTTTAATGGTTCACGCACTGTTGTGTATAGTAGTGGTATTAGTTGTACTTCTAGTCCTAGTAGTGGTATTGTAGTAGCTGTAAGTTATTCTGGTGAATATAGTTCTGTCGGTCCTATTTATTTGAATTCTAATACTCAAATTGCTTTTTCTTCTATTCCTGTCGGTGCTACTGCTGATTCAGCCTGTTCTTGGCATACTGGCCCGAATATGTTGGCTTCTGGCATAAATTACGAATATCAGGAGCCATATAGGCTTTCTAGTGCAGGTAATGGTAGTACAGTCTGTACCACATTAATGCCGGAAACCTGCATTGGGGATTGTGCGAACGACTCGAACGCTCAGCAAGGATCGTGTGGTGATCCAATCCCCTCATCTGGCAGTGTGTCGGTTAACTTAAGATCTTGTTTTCCTGAAACAATGATAGTCAACAAAATTGAGTGCGTTGGCGATACATTTAATCTATATGTAGCTCGGGAATATCATAGCAGAGCCAGAAATTGGGAAAAGTTAGTAAGTCTACCCGGTCCCCCAGTCACCCCGTCTTGTCAGCCTAAGCAAATAGGGGCGTATAGATACGCCGAGGGCACAGGCACGGTCTGTATTGAGGTGCCTTTCTGTACTCCTTCTGATTCTGTAACTCCTGCGTACTACTCAGAGGCAGTGCTGGAAGGAACCGGTATTGTTTCTTACCGAGGAGTTTGTAACGCCCACTATTCTGAGGGGATTCATTCTAGTCAGGACTTTATACTAGGATCAGCCCCGGCTTCTGGCCAAGATAGACTGTGGAATTATTTCAATCTGTTCTATGAATCGGGCGTCCCGAGCAACAAATATTATCCAGCTATTGATTTAGGTAATCCTGCTGCAACACCCAGTCCAATTCCGTCAAACCCATGCCTTAATGGCGAATCCCTTAGTGACACATCGATATTCGATACTGGAAAATATAATGTCCCTGTAGGTAGGTTGGGTGTTGACTGGACGAACAAATTCCATAGCTGCTTGCAGGATCATACCGAATGTGGTAGTGATTTCTATTGTAACAAGATGTTCTTCCCTCGTAGGAAGTACGCTGTAGGCACCAAAGTATCTAGGTTTGGGGCTCTACAGCTTTGTACATCTAACTCTTCATTAGTTTTAGGAGATTGGTATACTGGATTTCAAGATTTTGAAAATGATGAATACCCTGACATTATTTTGGAAGCCGAAAACACTAGATTTATTCACGCTTGTGACGAGACCATTAAAACCACGATTACAGAGAGTGTAGGTCTAGATGATGTAATAGTTAGTGTTGCCGACTATCTTCCACTGATTGGAGTTGATAGTTCACTATTCAGGTACACATCCGACATCAAGAGTTGCACAGTGATATCAAGCGGAGATTGCCATATACTCAATAAACATTCAGAGTTGTCTATTCGTGCTGGTATACATGGCCCTAAAACATTTTTGGTTGATGGCAAAAATAGCATGGGGTACTATCTTGATAAAACTACAGCAGTATCTGGAGACAATTGCTTATTCAACCCATTCAAAATTTTAGTGGATGTTGAATGTTGCGAATCTGTTTTGAGAAGAAGAGAAGTTCCATTTGATCCTCCTACTATGTTAGAGTATATAGTTGACGGAGTTCCCAGCATTGCTTGCGGAGGGTTCGTAAAACCGCCCCCATGCTCATGTTATCAGTCAACATGTGGCGGAGTATTGGGGTACTACGAACTTGCTCCCACGGCAGTCTGTCTGACTCTAGCAATGCCTAGAGGGGTTGCTCCGACAGTCGTCGGTAGCGGTATTCAGACTGTTTGCGATACCGAGTGTTATACCTGTTGTGCTGGACCCGGCAATGGTGACCAAATGGCCTTTACAGTATCAGAGGGAACTCGTTACTACGGGTATAACACTACTAGTGATGGCTCAATTAATTACGAGATTGGCGATTCGAGTACTCCTGTAGGATGCAAACTGGTAACACCACCGTGTAATAGGGCGTTGCCACTTGCCGGAGGCTTTCAAACCTGCGGAGGAGGTGATGGCTTCATTTCAGGGTCTACCGCGACCGTGTCAGCATATCAGTGTGGGGATTACTTATACTTCAGCGATCTTACCCCAACTGGATGCTGTGCTACTAAGACCTTATGTGAAGTATTAGCAAGTTCTTGGAGACTTCGAGTAGGAGATTGTACTATCTTTTCACTGGCCGACAAGGCTGACCATTCAGTAGAATACTTAAACAATTGTGGATGTTTGGAAGCAGAACAATACAGATCTTGCGATACATCATTATTGCATTGTACAATTACAGAAGCAGTATAACTAAGGAAACTAGAAAATGAGTGAAGAAAAGAAGACAGGGTGCGAATGTCCATTGGCCGGGATGTGTAATCGACATGGTGTAACCAAGTCGCCCCACCAGCATAGACTTTGCCAAACTCATCCCGGATATTTTCAGCAGTGGGAGGAATGTCGTGGGCCGGGGCAAAGGTTTATTAATTGCGACTCTAAGGAACCAATCAAGGTAGTAGCACCGGCTGAGGCCCCAACTGAAGTTCTGACTGAGCCTAAATCACCTCCGGTGATGCCTTCTTTAACGCAGCAAGCTAAGAATTTTGGATCTGCGATGCTACAACATGCAAAATCTGGCTTTAAGCATGTGACCGAAGAGGTTAAACAGGACCGACTATCTATTTGTGCCGCATGTCCATTTTTGAGCGAAGGGAGATGTACTAAGTGTGGATGTTTTCTTGATCATAAGGCGTCATTAAGCACTTCGCACTGTCCAATTTCAAAATGGTAATTAGTGACAATACCAATCGTCTTTCCGAGTACAATTAGGCAGAATTATGAATTCTTTCTGTGAGGCGAACCATATATTTGTCAAAAACTCAAAGAATAATCCAGCTTTGCGATTATCGAATCCTTCACCTGAATAGATTCCATTTGTTTTACCATGTTTGGACTTAACTACCCCAATATCATATGAGTGTATTTCCTCAACTACCAATGGGAATACTCTACGATAAAACTCTTGTAATCTAAGATAAACACTTCTATGACAAATAATCTGATTCGCCCATAGGCCAAAATTACATATCTCCCCAGTGATGGAAATAGCAAACTCTTGAAAGGCTTCTACTTTTTCCCGATCTTGAAAGACATCAAAAATACAATTGTGCTTAAATTGTGATCTTTCTGCGGCCAGAATGAGATTCTTGTCACCACTGTTGAATAGAATCTTGGTGTTCTCCCAGTTGTGGAAATCATCTATCTTATTGGGCTCAAATTTTCTATTCCATGAGGCTGTAACTACTCCAATATATTCTGCCTCTGGTGCTTCTGATAAGAAGATTCTAGACTCAGAAAAGCAATTTTTTTGATACTGCTTGTACCTTCCTAGATCCAGATCTTGCAGTAAAAGAAAGTCTAGGTAATCTCTGGCCTCGCCAGAGTACTGATCTTCCTTGTGGCCCAATAGAAGAATCTTACAACTTTTTAAGATGTCTGGGTCGTAGTCATGGGCGAATTTACGCAGTGAATTTTCCGCATCTATGTGTCTTTGAACAGATTCTTTTTGATCATCAGTCATAAGGTCTGGAGACACCCCATACTTAGAATCTAAACTGTGCCTATGCCCGTCGTGCTTTAGACACATTAGCCACTGCTTATGATCTTTGTTTTGGAAATGTCGGCTGCACCACCCCGGACTACTACAATTGCATGGATTCATGATATATCCAATATGTTTGTTTTGCGGCACACGCTTAAACCTTTCTCAGTTGGTATGTGCAGACAAGAATATCCATAAGACATAAGATCGTTTACCATTAATTTCTCTGATATCTGATGATTGCCTGCGGTGTCATGAAAAACCAACAGACTGCTGTCTGTGATCAAGGATGCTTCTTTGAAGCGTCTCAAGCACTCAGTTTGTCCTCTATAACAGTGGGCATCGAAGAAAACCATATCTAGTTTCTCACCAATCTCATCCGGTTGTAAGTCGGCGACATTTTTGGTTATCATAATATGGTTTTGGTCGTTTATCCCAAAAGGATTAATATCTATACTCCACACTCTCGCCCCGGCTCCGCAAAAGCATCTGGCCGAAAACCCGCCAAGACCGCCTAATTCTAGCACAGTCTTGACCTTAAAAGCCCTAACCAATGCTGATAAAATCAACACATCGTCAGCCTGAATCTCAGGTCCCATTTAGAAGCTCCTGATATATGCCAATTCCAGCCATGACGCACTCTAAGTAATCCCTATGAAGAGAAATGAAATGGTGATATTTTCCATCAAATTGGCGGATAATTGGCCTATCCCAATTCATTTTTGCAAATGTGTCCTTGTCTATCATCTGCTCGGTAATTTCAGAGAAGGCTACCCCAGTATCATCTTTTTTAAACACTAATCTATAGTATGTCATGTGCTTCTTTCATTGCTGCACCAATCGCTTGGTGCATGTCTATGTATTTGTAGTGGCCTAATCGGCCACCGAATATGTCGCTTCCCGAGGAAGCGAGTATCTTATACTTATTATAGGTAATCATATCATTCTTGGTTCGAATTGGGTAGAATTCATCTCCAAAATCTGATGAAAACTCTCTCGTAATTACGGTCGTATCTGTCGACACTCCTGTGAAGTGTTTGTGCTCGCATATCCTTGTAAATGGGGTACTATCGGTATAGTTCATTACACTGCATCCCTGATAGTCTGGCCTTCTCACGAGTTCGGTTTCAAATCGTAGGCTCCTCCAGCCCAGTCTGCCAAACTCATAGCCAAAATATTGATCAATTGGCCCAGTATAAACAACCCTCTTCGCTAGCCGATCTAATCTGCCCTTATCGGCAAAGTAATCAACCCCAGTCTCGACCTGAATCCCGGAAAGCATCTCGGTAAAAAGGGCTGTGTAGCCATCGACTGGGATACCCTGATATGTATCTAAGAAATACCTATCATCAAATGTTAGCCTGATCGGGAGACGCTTGATGATCGATTTTGGCAAATTCTTAGGGTCGGTTCCCCATTGTTTTGTTGTGTAATCTCGCACGAACGTTTCATAGAGTTCAGATCCTATCTGAGACAGAATATAGGATTCTAGATCATCCTTCTGCGAGGGAATTTGCCTCTGTTGAAGGGCTTGGCGGGCCGACTCAGGAGTTTGGACTCCCCACATCTGATATAGCGTCATCAGGTTGATGGGAAATGAGTAGATCTTGCCAAAATTTGAAACCTTGAGAGTATGTCTGTAGTTGTTAAATTTGCTGAAGCGATTAACGAAATTCCATACTTCTTCGTTTGATGTGTGGAATATATGAGCACCATATTCATGGATATCAATCCCGTATCGCTTGGTGGTGAAGCAATTTCCTGCTATATGCTCCCGCTTGTCGATAACCATACAACTCTTGCCATGGTCAGTCGCAACTCTAGCGAACGTCGCTCCAAAGCATCCTGCTCCAACTATGAGGAAATCTAGCATAGGCTCATCCAACGAGAAGGGGTGGCTCTCGCCACCCTTTCAATGTGATCTGATCGTTAATTAGACCATTCTATTTTACTGATTCAGATAAGGCTGCAACTGATCGACGCAGAACTCATCTGCAATCGCATCCACACCCTCTGGGAGGGGCGACAACACAAAGTTTGGCGTGTAGTACTTCACAGCCCCCTTCTTCTGTTGCTCGCCGCGTGAGGCCGATACGACACCCTCATAAACCTTGAAGATGTTGCCGCTCGCCTCAACGAAAGCTGTCCAATCTCGCAGGCACGCACCTGATAGCTGGATGTCCACTGGGGTCCAAACCTCATCAATCTTGGCCATCGCCATGATGTTGGTGACGAACTTGCCACCGGCTGCTACAACATCATTCTTGATGTCAGCATACGGACCCTCAGCCAAAACTACCTGTCCTGCTCTCACAGTAAAAGGAAGCTTGGTGGTCTTGACCATATTGGAGCGGATACGACAGTTGTTTGCATCACTCCATCCGCCGATTGACGATCGAACATCCATAACCACAAATTCGAGGTTGTCGAACCTCACATTCTTTTCACCATCCCAATAGGCCCAAATACCTTCAGCACCACCGAATTCGATGTAGTACTTAAGTGGGGATTTGATCTTGTTTGATGTAGGCGTATCTGTTCTGCTCATAGCTACGTTTCACTCCGCGAAATTTGAATAATTGTCAGTGTATAGGACGAAAGTCCTACCTCCACTCAGTGTAGACTTTGATTGGTTCGCCAATCAGAGTCTTGTCATTTGTAAACTCTGTCAATTTCTTGATCATCTTTGCTGCTGTATCTCTCGTCACGTCGTAAATGCTGCGATATTGCTTCTCCCCAGAGTTAATGAAAGCGAACACACTGATATCAAGCTTCTTACACTTGCTGTCAATGAAACTAACTTGCTCATTTGAAATCTTCTCAACAGTTTCCTCGGCCACAATTTTAGCCACATCTAGCTTACAAATTTCTTCTGCAGAACACTTTCTGAGCTTGAGTGCTTTTCTCAGAGCACGTCCTTCTGCTCTGGTTGAAGCAGTAGCAACGGCATAAGCTGTGAACATCGCGTCTGTGTTCCCGTGCCACACGTCGGCAACTTCAGAATATTTTCTGGTTTTTCCTGTTCCGCCCCAATCGAATACTACAGAGTATACCACAGTAGCTCGCGTTGGTCCATTTCCCTCTGAAGGGAAAACTTTAGTTGGGCCACTTTCGATGATTGGTCCCAGCAGTAGCTCGGCCACCCTACGTAGCCCAGCAGCATTCGGATGCCCGTCCATGAGTTCAGATGGTCCGAACTGCGACATTACGTAGGAGTCCCATTCATGGGACAGGTAGTCTGGCGTTTCTTTGATCTCGTCTGTCATGTTTTCCTTTTCCTTTTGGTTGGTCCTGACCTATTATAGCCGTCTTGTCACCCCATCTTTGATTTCTATTTCAATCAATCTCTTTCCGACAGGGGGAAAGGCTTCCTCAATTTTCCTGAGTTCCAATAGAATTAGTTCATATACATCCTTCATTCTTTTAACACTCATCGACTTATCACGTTGTATTACGCGAATGAGAACATACCCATTGTTGATCAACAACCCTTGCTTGACAGTATCAGCAGATTGTTGCTTTTTTAAGCGATCTTCGCCCCAAACCGCGATAAAATGGGACGGGCCATCAATTTCGATAGCAGTCTTAAGGTCAGGCACGAACATGTCAACTTCCAAAGCCCGGCTCTGTATCAGATTCCTAGCGTGGACAATAACACCATAGCCTTCCTCTTCAAGAGCGGCAGAAACATAACGCTCTGTCTTGGACCCAATTTCGGCAGACTCTCGAATAGCGGCATAAGCAGCCGAGCGAAGCTCATACTTTGCCGATTCGGTCATATTATCCCACTGTTGCTTCTTTGCATCACGAAATTTCTGCTTTTCTTCTTCGGGCAGATCAATCCAAGCTTGAGACCTCTTTGCCGAAATCGTGTTGATGGTTTCTTTGGAAAGCTTCTTTCCTTTGGTGGGATGCTTGGCCTGCCCATTCGCAATAGCCACACTCTGTGCCTCTGCATATGATCGAATGGGAACCCCGAGAAACTTCAAGGCTCGTCTTACCTTGGTCTCATTGGTCCCAAGCTCTTGAGCGATCATTGGCACTGATTTCTTTTCATCCAGATAGGCGATTCGGAGCCTAACAGCATTCACGATAGCGTATTGCATATAATCCCTAGGTCAAACGGTAAAACAATAGAGCCCAGATTGAAGATGTTCCTGATGATCTTTTGATGCTCTTCAGATCTGGTGATGAGAACAAGTCCAGACAGACACTTGTGCATCTCGTTGAAGTCATATGGCTTCATAAGGAAGCCTAGATCCATAATATAATACGCCTTGGTGGCATTTATTGGGACTTTTTTGAGGATATCGGCAGTGCTGGGGCAAGTCGCCATCAAGATCCACCCATAGGCATGGTTGATCTCTGTGATGTTCATAATGGCAAAATCGGCATACTTAACCTGAGCACTTAAATTGGCATAAAACAGGCAATATTCGCCCATCTCTTTTACCGATTTGTTCAGTTGGTCAAATGCTAGTACGGATCTCTCTGAGAAATTCGTGTCTGGAACAATTACACCAAACATGTCTTCTCCTTTTTGACCTTCTTGGCGACAGCAGGAAAGCCCATCTTATCCAAGATCGTAGCGAGCCTGTCAAAATTTGTGTTAGAACCGAGCACCACCTTTTTGGACATAGAGTATTTAAATCTCTTGCCATTGATACCCTTGATTGCCTCTGAGATGAACTCATCTTTTGTTGTGAACTTCAATGGATTCCCATCCGAAGCAACGATATCGAGTTCTCTGTAGCCAATATCATCTGCCGGAATCGGGCTCACTTTAGCATTCCTGTAAACTCCCCAGCATTCATCCATCGGGATAGACCCAGAATAGCACGGGAGCATAGATGGAGAAGCATAAAAGTTTCTGACATTGTATCCAAGGCGATAAAGGTCCAACATCGCCCCACCCATGTCCGAAATTGGCCCAACATAAGAGATTTCAGATTCATATTTGGGCTCTATCTTTGGCTCTCTGTATGAAAGCAAATTAATGAATGGTTGAATCTTACTCAGTAACTTAAGATCAAACCCATCTGGGAATGCCTCAATCTCATCAGTAAAGACAAGGTCGGCATCAAAACTCTCAAACGCGGCTACATCGTGCGTCTGCATGTGGCCAACTTCCATGATCTTCTGAAGGGGAGCCATCAATGACTGGATTCTGAAGTCGTTTCGTTTACTAATCACTAAGCTCTTCATAGTTCCTCGATATCTCTATGGTTTTTACATCCTTATCCACGATTGCGAATTTGATCTTCTTCGCGAGCATGTTGAGGAACTCAAAGGTGGTCTTATTGTTTCTGAATGAGTTAATCTCAGCTTTAACTACGGGGAAATCTCTTTTACTGATGAACGCAACTTGTGCCCATTTGTCTGGCAACCCATAGGATAGATTCATCAGGAACCCATTCTGCTGGGTGGCTCCCACACCTTTTTTATCCGACTGCCCCCTATCGAGCATTATGCTTGTTTTTGTTCTGTTGCATGCGATGGCTGGCTTGTTGAAAATCATGTCGCCATGAATGATGTAGGTAGAATCTATACGACACGCATTGATGGCCAATCTCAGACTCTCGGTTTGGCTAGTCAGCTTATAGCTGTAGTTCAATACGAGCCTGATATCGTAGCCGCGTTTCTCCACATGTTTAACGATCTTCTCGTGCCCTACGCCAGTGACCACCAAGATATCGGCAGACTTATCATAGGATAAGATCGTCTTTATTTGGTGATCTATTACGGCGAATCCATCATAGATCAGAAGGGGTTTTGCTCCCTTTGTCATCATTGATCGACCGCATCCGGCAGAAAGCAGTATGTATGTACTCATGCAATAATCTTGAAGATTGGTTTTGGTATGTATGAGATTACATCAACTTTGGCTATCTCCTCAAGTGGGTTCTTGGTATCACACTCTTTCAAGAGGGAAACCTTGTAGACAATACCCGGATATGTAGTTCTCACAGATGGGAATTGGCTATGCAGTGAGTAATTTCCATATTGATCGTAATAGTCGCCATAGTATGCTCCATCACCTTTCAAGTATGGACGAATATCTGTATCTAGACCGCCATATGAAAGATCTATAGCGTAGTCCCCATCAAGTTCAGAGTAATCTTTTATTACGACCACTTCGTCGACAAACTCTTTTGATTTGGCCGATTTATCAGGAAATGTATAGCCGATAATTTTCATCAATTTCTTTCCAATCCAGAGTTGCGTTAGGAATTTCGGCCAATGCTTCCCTTATATTGCCGAGATGCCCATGAAACAACTTGTAGGCTATCGCCATGTATGATTCTAGGCCAGTTGTTGCCACATGAGTCCTCATATTATAGTTGACTGCGTGGTTCATCGCAGCCAAAGTGTTAGAATCAAGCGATTGTCCAGATGGAACAAAGAAGATCCATCCATTTTTGCATCTCTTGAAGGCTTCGTCGTAGATGGACCCATCATATGAGGAATTCACCATGTACACACAAGAGAATCTCTTCGGCTCGACGAAGCTGATTCCAATCTTGTGTATCTCTGAAGGGTTTTCGGTAGTGTGGCAGATGATGACATTGGGAGGCTTGGGAGTTTTTAGACTCACAATGCTCTTCAGGGTAGACTCTAGATCATCACCCTCATTGTGGATGACGACTATCGTGCTCCGGATGAAGGTTTCGGCATAAATATCACCAGTCCAGTCCCATTCTGGTCTGCGATAAACGCACACCTTGTTGACTTGCTTATAGGTTTTGCCGTCATCGTGGAATCTGGTTATAGTGGCTCCTGAATCTTCGAATCTATCAAGGATTCCCAGCTCACATCCAGTCTGCACATTGCCATGCATTATTTTGAAGGCACAATCTTTACACGTAGTACTGATCATAGTAGCCAATCCTCATTTTGGAGTTTATTGATGCCAACTCTGGCTTTCTCCCAGAAGTTGAAAATTTCAGCCTTGCCACGAAATATTTTTAGAACATGCTCTTTGCCGAATGGCTGATGATTGACCCGATCAAAGTATGAATTCTCAGAGAAGAAGAATCCGCACGGGTTCGGCTTGCATGTCTGAAAGTTTAAATCCCTAAGAATACAATTGGCCTCATATGAATTCAGCAGGCCAGCATAAGGAACATATGTCTTGATGGCCCAATCGAGAAAAGCCTTATTGTTCGAGAACTTTGGGATGGCGTCATCTTGTGGCAGGTTGATTTGCCGAAGTGGCTTATCCCAAGTTGCCTTTGGGGACTGATCCAGAGAGATCATCCACTTTTTGACAACTTCGTCCCAGTTGAAATTGGCCTCATAGGCGGAACGGGCTTTTCTGCCAGCCTCTAGTCTGTCTTCGCCAGATAGACCGAAGAACATCTTCCAGTAAGAAACAATCTCGTCAATGTCTGGAATTGCACGATAGCAACCGGTCTCCAATTCTAGGACCTTTGTCTTTACTGGAATTGGGTATCCGTTTAGTTTTCTTACTATCGACTCCATAGCGGAATAGTCGGTGGACATGATAGGAACAGCACAGGCTGCTGCCTCCATTTGGCTGATGCCCATACCCTCGCTATTTGCACATTGGATATACAAATCAAACAAATTAAAGATTTTGGCCAGCTCTTCTGTAGTTGCACCACTACTAACGCTACATGGTTTAGCCGCATACTTTTTACAACTTCTGCATTGCTTTACCGTATCACTGAATTTGCCTATTGTGAGCGAGCTGCACTCCTCACATGAATAAGTAAATAGGACTCTTGACGAAATCCCATACTTCATCATCAATTGCGGGAGATCCCATCCGTTGTCCGGATACGATGTATGGCAGTATAAGTAAGTATCCTTGTCCCCAGTAAAAGAAAGGTACTTGGAGAAAGCTTCCAATAGGTCAGGGAAAAGCTTCCTTCGCTGATTTCGCATCACTGTGCCAATGATCTTCCAGTCTGGGTCAAGGCCCATAGCAAGCCTGTGAGCGGCCTTGTTGGGTACTGGCTGGAATTCATCAGCCGCAGACATGGTGACGCTGCCAATGAGGTTTACAGAGTCGCCAGCTTGTTCTCTGATTACTCCCTCTGCCCATTCTGACAGAGTGTAAAAATAGTCAGCATCGGCAAATTGATTGATCCATTCTGGGCTCTGTGGGGATGAGTCTACAGTACTGGCCCATGCCCATGAGAAGAATGGCCTGTATGGGGAATGCTTCACCCAAGAATCCATCCAAGGGTCTTTCTGCATGATAACAACGTCTGGCTTAAAATCTAAGCAAATTCGCTCAAATCTCCATGCCCCAAATTGGTTGGACGGGTTAGACCCGTACATCTTTTTCATGTCATCAGAGTCTGACCTACTGGGAGCAATTGGGTAGTTCTTCCATGGGATCGTCTTGCGACGTTCATCATCCGCTGCCCCATAGCAAGAGATTTCGGCCACTTCATACTTGCCAGTGGCGATAAGTCGCTTGATAAGCTCGCGACCATACGAGGCGTATCCAGTATTGAGATATGATGCTTCTGAACCAACCAAGACTCTCTTAACCAATTGACTCTCCTATTTTCTCTAGTCTGACTTGTACTTCTTGCATAGTCAACATTAGTCTTCTGGCCACATCTCTTTTACTGAGGCCATTCACAAGCATCCTGACCATCTCGGTATCCTCTGCCCCCATGTCTGGAAGACTCTCCCAAAGCTGTTCTATTTTCTTACAGCTTGTGTCTTTGGGAAGCGGCACATTGGAGAATACTTTATTATGCTTTTTTATGAACTTGACCATGTCTCTTCTGATGCACTTGGTGAAGAACGTAATTCTCTGCGATCTACTGGCATCAAAGGATTTTTCAAGCCTCACAACCGACTGTAGCCCTATCTGGAAAAGATCTTCAAAATCATATAGGTGAGTCTTTCTATACAGAGTGTGAGCTAAGTCGGCTACGAGGCATTCAAATTGTTTATGGACTTCCATGGAGACTCCGTTGGGCACTAAAGGGCGAAGCAATTTTCGAACTTGACAGTGCCTACGGCTTTACGGATGAGTCGCATAGACTTGATCAGGACTTCTGCTGTCATGATAACGTCCCCGAGGGCGTCATGGGATTCCCCTTTGTCTTTCCATCCCATATGCTTGCGAATCAGGGAGTCAGCAGATAGGCGAGCAACATCTTTATTATTTTCGAAAAATAAAAACATTAATTGGAGGACATCTATTGATATCGATGGGTGAAATGGGCTAGATAGCCCAGTTCTAGCTAAATCTCTTTTTAGAATTGGAGTATCATAGTTGTTGATGTTATAGCCCGCTGGAATAGGGCTTTTCCACTTTGTCTTACCATAATTATGTGTATTTACATATGAGACAAAATTGGCCATTCCAGTCTCTAACGAGACACCCTTCTCGGCGAGCAGAGCATGTCCCTTTTTGTGGATGTTAATAGCCCCATCTGTCAGTTCTTGTAATCCAGCCTTGGCACACTCTTCGCCATATAGAGGCTTAATCAGAACATCGAATTCACTACCTTCAATAATCTCTAATCTTCTAGAATCAATACATATAGCACCAATTTGTACTATCTGTGCTGTGTCGGTATTTATTCCCGATGTTTCTAAATCGTAACAAATAAAGTTTTCGTAATTAATTGTAATGCTCCTTAATCTTTAGGATTTAAATCTACATCCTGTCTTCCGCCCCCACTATAGACCTTCATGCGACTCAGGTCAGCATATTTCTCAGTGACCGCATCCAGCCCAATCCGCTCTATCTCACTACGGATAAATATGCAGGCTGGAGTATCTGGGGAGATCTCTGGAATGATCTTAGAAAACGCACACAGATGTTTACACTTGAAGTGATTGCATGTCTTGCTGATCACGCGGGGAGTTTTATCATCTCGGATAGTCTCGAACTCTTTCTTAATCATGCCTTCGGCTTTAAGGAAGTCCTTGTCATCAAAGGCAAAAGTGAAAACTCCACCGGGAACCATAACCTTATCGATAGTATGATCGTTGATATAGTAGATGGATATATAGAACTTTCGCTCTGGGTATTTCAATCGTAGAGCATAGTAATAAAGCAATAATTGCTTATCTTCAGCCAAGCAGTCATAGGTTTTTACTTTATCTGTAGCCCAATTATATCTACGTCCAGTTTTATAGTCACAAATATGAAAGAAAACATCATCCTCTTTTAGTATTAGGTCTACTGTACCCTTGAGTCCTAATCTACCCTCAATTACTTCATCACCAATCTTATATGAATACTTGGCCCAATCGTGGGGAACTTCTACTTCAAAGAACTCTTCGACAGCATGAACATTCTGATTTAATGGGTTCATTTCTCCATCATGCTTGGTTACTGCTAAATGCGTCCATTCCAGCGTTAGCTTTTTGGAATTGGCTGGCATGATACCCGGAAAAAGCTTTTCATAGTGGGCATGAGACACCTCATTGAAGTACTCTATTGAGCATTTAGCAAATGTTATCTTGCCAAATTCTTCATCAATGAAACTTCGCTTTTTATTCTGTTGGGCTATTCTTTGCTTACCAAGTAATTCAAGATTCTTATGGCATACATTTCCCATCATAGCTTTGCCATTATCTTTATCCTTCATACCTAAAAGATAAGTGAATAAATACTTCTGAGGGCACATCGCATAAGTACCAATCGATGAGCTTCTCAAGTAGGTAAGTATCATAGCGTTCCTTTATATAAAGAGGCGTAGCCTCATTCTGCCTTCGTAACCAGTTCGCTAATCCCTTTTTGGATCAGGAAGTCCAGCAACTCTTGATTAGCAGCAGGCAAGGTTAGATTCTCATTATCTATGACCTTATGGAAAGCTGTGAAATCCTTGAACCCGTCTTCTGACGGGTGTGTATCTCGGACTGGTCGGCGAGTGAGTCTTACGATCGTGCCATCGGCTTCCAGAACAGCCTGTGCCTCATTATCAAAGCGACAGTCAGCAATGACAGCAACAAGGGGAGAGTCCTCCTTGATCTTATTCATGAGGAGGTTTACCCAGACTGGCTCGTACATACGGCGGAAGATATCAGTGCCGACGAACTGGAGGACTTCACGAGCGGTCATGAAGCCGGGTTTATGTGACTGAATACCTAGCTTCTCTAGGTCCTCAGTCGACAAGGACAAATCTTCGATTTTGGTGGAACTTACGACACCCGGCATGTTTTCCCACTTCAGCTTGGTCAAGCTATTCTTGTATGCTCCGTAGGCTTGCTCATGGGAAATGTCAAACATGGTGATACATAGCTCTTTTAGGGCATCTGCAAAATTATACATCTTCACAAATGGCCAGATCATTTGGTCGGCATACTGTACGTACAGATCGTCCTTACGGGATAAATCAAGGACTCCCATATCCTCTTTTACTTCCCCATCCTTCATGTAATGAGTGTTGACCTTAAGCTCACCAGCCTTGGTCATCTCATATTCTCTGATGACCTCATTGAGCTTCAAGATGTGTCCATGGAGAAAATTGGCAGCAGTTGTCTTGCCACTCTCTTTGCTTCCGGCCAAACAAATAATTTGTGTCATAGTTTTAATCCTTGAACTTCTTCTACTGACATTTCCCCAACATCGTCGACAAGAGGCACAACGTGCCTCACATTAAACAGGCGACTTAGCCTATTACAATCTTTGCGACACTTGTCTCCAGCCTCATCTCGATCGAATACCGTAACCACATCCATCACTCCTGTCTTCTGGAGTAATAACTCTTGTGTATCAGACAACTTGCTGCCAAAGATTCCGACAACGTTTCTGATACCGGCCTGATGGAATCTGATCACGTCACCTTGGCCCTCTACTAGTATAAGCTTTCCGCTTTGACATATAGCCTGAAAAGCGAGCCAATATCCATATAGGTGCTCAGATTTCTTGAATCCCTTTTGATTCTTCCATTTGTGGGGGGCGTTGATAAGGGTCCTACCCACACACCCAACCAAAAATTTCCCATTTACATCATAAACAGGAAATACGACCCTCTCATACATTTCCTTTGATGGGTCATTACATACTCCTACGTCGAACTCGTCAAGGATTTGTTGAGAGAATCCTCTTTGTATATAAAAATCGGCAGGTCTAATAAGCTTCTGTCGTACCTCTTCTCTACTAGGTCCCATCTTCTTTACTGAGTCTCTCAACAGCAAATCATTGAAAGCATCAGAGATGTAGTCAATTCGCTCGATTCCGCAGAAAGTCGCAGCTAGATTGATCACTTCAGTAAAAGAAATGTCAGCCTTGGTAGAGGCCAAACCTCTCAATAACCCGAGGATATCTCCGCCAAATTGTTTGTGGCATCCGGCAGTATTACAGAACCACCTGCCACAATATTCAGAGGAAGTGTCATTGTTCACGTTGAAAGCTGTTGTGTTGTCCCCATTGTGGATGGGGCAATTACATACCAACAAATTGCCAGACCTATAAGGTTTGACCCCAAAGAAGTCGAGGATTTGGGGAATCTTAGCCTTCATCCCCGCTTTCAGGTTCTGGAGGTCTCTCTGGGAATTCTTTGCTTCTAGAAAGTCGTCTAACAGTGCCAATTTCTCTCATCCTTGCTAGTTCACCCTTCATTTCGAGACAGATATACCCATCGTCAGTCATTCCGGGGCCATGTCTTGAAAGTACTGGCACTAGTTTACGGTTGCCATTTCTGGGACCATCATCGGCAATTTCATCAATGGATTTTTCTTTTAGAATAGTAAACGATGTACACAACCAGCCAATTCTATCAGACTGTGAGATAACATCTGCCGACTCTTTTTCGATTCCATCCCTATTTAACTGAACAAACGACAAACACGGCACGTCATGCTCTACGCAGAAGTTGTGTAGCTTAGTTGCCTGAAAACCCATAGCTTGAAATTCTGCTACGTTCTGGGACAGGCCAGAAGAATCCATAAGCTTGAAATAGTCATAGATTATCAAGCAGTCTTTGGTTCTGCCAGTTGGCTCGAACCCCACTTCCTTGAGGACCCACCTGCGAGCAATTGAAAGGATTTCGTCAAACCCTTTGCCAGAGACATTGATATAGAAATATGGAATAGATGCCAATTTATCTCTTGCTTCAACTATTGCGGCCCTCTTCATGGGATCTTTTTTGAAGTCCCCAGTCTTGATCTCATTTATTGGAATACCACTAATGTTTGCCCATATTCTATTCCAATGGTCTTGCTCTGACATTTCAGTGTCTAGAACCAGTACAGGTAAGTTGAGCTTCCCGGAGACGTGTAATGCTACGTTGTCACAGAAGACCGATTTTCCACAATTATGAGTAACTATGTGATGATCCGTTAGGAACAAACCATCATCATTTGAAACCCTAATACATCTAGCATTATCTACAGCTACCTTCTCCACCCTTACAATTGATCTTTTTAGGTCTCCAATCTTCCTATTATTCGACAGATTGGCTTTTCTGCTAAGCTTAAACGGAACAATGTTATTAGGTAGTCGAACCTCACATCTAAAAGAGTCAAAAGATCTGCCAAGACAAGTAGTAACCTGAGCTTTGGGGGTCGCTATTCCTCCAAGTGATGTAACAATTTCACAGAGATCTTCAATCAATTGCTTAGAAGCAGAAGTAAAAGTATTTCTTGAGGTCTTTGACCTAGGATCTACAGTACAAGATCCATCAGTATCTAAGAGACCTCTTAGGATTTCTAGTCTAACTTCTTCTGAGTTGTACTTGTAGATGTCAGGAATGAATTTCGTGTAACAATTATGCTTGAAAATTCCTATCTCTCGAAGTTTATCCTGAAAACCATTAATTCTATAAGATACACATTTCTTGCTAGGATCATTCTGATCTATCTTTACTTCGTAACCAAGATCACTAAAGTAACCATTTACATAATCAATAATCTCCTGATCCATGCTGGTGTATGTGCATGTCTTTATCAATGATCCGTCGCCCAATAGTACTCCAACGACATATGGATCTACTGGAACGCTTTGATGAGCGTATTTAATCGGGCTTGGTAGTCTCACATCCCACTTGTACTCTATCCCCTTGCTTGGGTCTCCAATGTAAAGATTTGCTGCTATATCCTTTGTGGATAATACACTACCACTTTTCTCGCTTATGCTTGTATACGGATATCTCTTGTAGACTTCCCATAGATGATCTTCGCAGCAGTCTACAAAGCTTCCATCCCGAAAATGAACTCGGTAGATATCCTTGTCTTTAAAGTCGAAGACCTCTTCAACGATAGAATCTTCCATAAATGGGTGCGAGATCTTATCTCCAACCGACAGATTCTCTATCTTAACTGGCCCATTCTTTGTATAGACGAAAGACCCATATCGAAGGCTCTTAGTTCTAGCCCCGACCAAGTCAACGCACTTCCTTAGGAACCCGCCACCTATAGCCACATCATAGGATGGAAAACCGCTTGGTACTCCAACCTGTTTTGGCTCGTCTGACACCAGATACTCGAAGTAGTCCATACCTCCTTCACCGAGAAGTTTCGGCTTATTATCATCCTTCTTCATGTAGGAGATGGAGGCGTTCTGAATTGGGGCCTCAGCCATGGCAACGATATCAGATAGAGACTCTTCTCCAGATACCTCATTGAGGCCCTTATAGGCCTCCTTTATGGTATCCTGAAGATGCCGGGCAAACTGTAGTCTGCGAATCTTCTTAGCATGTCCGGAAATTCCGGACAACTGGATAGGGGTAGACAGAACCCCATGGAAATGCTTCAGTACATCAGGCTTGTTGACATAGTCCCCAAGTGATAGATCTGTCGCCGCCGAAAGTAGCGATACAAAGTCTATTTTGTCAACTTTATTGATGGTGTGTTTTATACATTTGTACATCACCTTATTAAAGTCTACAGTGAAAGTCCCATCTTCTAGGAAAGCCTCAACATCTAGATAGCAATCAATCCCATATGAGCAAATACCAGCAAGAACAGCTCGTTCACTAGCGACATTACTCAACTCCATCTTTTTTGCCCTTAATCAAACATCTGTCACACTTGTAAACTTCTGCGTCTCTTTTGAAGAGAGGATGCATATCTTCCGTCTTTTTGCAGACAATACAGGCCATGCTGACGGTCTGGAACGGCTTTCGCGTTCTCGGCGAGGGGGTCACATTATCATTGATCAGATCGGCCCCAGCTTCCTCTACTCTTTCCCCAGTGTCAACAAACTCGATCTTGGTATTTGCCGCCTTTTTCTTTTTACTGGCTCGCTTCGTTTTTGGCGGCTCTGGAGCCTTCTGAGCCTTGGTCGGAGTTTGCGATGCCACAGTCCGCCTCATAGAGAAGTCTGACTCAGCGAGTCTCCCAGAGGCCTTGACGGGCATAGTCCCCTCAACCACTGGGGACTCAAAAGTCCCTGCCAACATTCGGTAGAATTCTACCACCTTCGACCAGTCCTTTTCATCTATAGCTGTCTTTAGATTATTTATCATACGATTTCTTTTTCCCAAAATCTTGAAGGATATCTGCCATCTTTTTTACTGATTCGAGCTTGTTGTCTGATTGAGCAATCGCCCCAGACAAATATATTCGCATTTTCTCGACTTTTACTGCAAATGTATCTTCCTGAATGATCGCATGTCTCTTTACTTCATACTTCATGTATTCAGAGTGAGCATTCCAGTGTCTGGCCACAATATTATGGAGTATCTCTTCACACCATAGCTTTTTAGCTATACACTTATCTAGCTCTTTCCTGAGGAAGATACAATAGGAGTGAAGCTTGAATGAGTATGAGTAGGCATCATCGGAGCTAATAGTGGCCAGATCCTCATATGGCATATCTATGATTATCTGAACGACAGGGTCAAATTTACAATCCGGAGTCATAAACTCTAGACAGTATCTATCCACAAATGATGTTAGTTCTTTTAATCCTGTGATATCGCTGAAGCGATCAAGCTCTTCCATTTTTCCTCCTCGTCGTATGGCAGTTCAACAAGAGTAATCTCATTAAGTTCACACCATTCCCTTTTGTCTTTATCTCTTTTGCGGGACATCAGGAAGTCGCCCTTTGTCTTGTGAAAGAATGGGACGAATTCATAGTGCTGCCGACCATGTACTTCTATGGCTATCGAGATAGATGGAAGGAATATGTCTAGGTAGAGCCCACAACCCGGCAGTGTGACTTCTTCGAAGACAACAACTCCGGGAAGAATCTCCAGTAAAAGAGAAAGGGCTTTTTGGTGAGGGGCTGACTTGGCCCTAGTCTTCCGTTTGGTGGATTGCAGGATGAGCTTATGCTGCCTCCCATCCAACCCTATCACGATGCGAGCAATGATGCAAGCTCCTTCTTTAGGAACTCACTAGCCAAGGGGGTAGAAGAGATGAAGTCATAGACCTTCTGCTGCCCTTGGAACTTCTGCTCAGCTACTGAAGCCAAGTCTGAATGCTCGGCTAGGTATGGAAGGGTGAACCAAGCTCCCGCCTTTTCAATAAGGCCAAATGATTCGCCCAACTCAATGAACTCTTTAGTACAGTCAATTCCGTGGCCAAATCTTAGGTATGAAGTCACAGTATTTCCACTGGCACCCATTGCCGAACAACTAATATCACAAGTAGTCTTTTGGCCTATCTTTTTACCGTTTTCTTCCCATGGCTCTACATGAGTAAAATCAAGTCTATTGTCGGCCTGATATTGGACCATAACTCCACAGTCGGCCACTTTATGCTTACCATAACCACTCGTATTGGTGATATAGTGAGTGATAAGGACCATCAGAATGTCATTCCTGACGACAACTTGGGCATTCTGCTTGACCCAATGAGATAGCATCTTAGGTAACTGTGCTCTTAGTTTTGAAGACACTTCTGCGTCCATCTCATCTCTTGGGAGTAGAGATGAAGTAGAATCAATTACACATACTGACCCCCTATTTTTAGGAAGGCGAATCATAGCATTAACCGTATTGAGCATGTCTTCGGCAGAAAGATCTTCTTCTTTACCGCTAATAACCTCAATTTCTTTCTTGTCTAGATTGTGAATCCCGGCTAAGTTATACTGCTTGATACGACTTTCTGCGTCTGCATAAATTCCTCTACGGCCCTGTGCTTGAGCATTCGCGATAAGCTGGAGACATAGGCTGGACTTGCCGCATTTTGGGACACCAGAGATTACTGTCCAACTTCCTTCAAGAATGCCCCCATTAAGACCTAGGTCATATGCTGGGCTGATGCTAACACATCTCTTATTAGATTTTTCATCAAAGATGTCAGTACCACTACGGATAATATCTCCATATTTCTTCTTGATAGCAGCCATACCAACATCGCCAGAATCGACTTCTTCACTCTTTGCTTTTTTCGCCATTATAATTCACTCAACCTATTTACTTTGCCAAACGGTTTCTGAGGAGCTTGTACTGCTTTTTCCTCAGTTTTTGTCACTATCTTATTGATATCCCCCATCTCTTTCTGATACTGCTCAGCGAGAGAGACCAAGGCTGGATTAGTGATTGAACAAGCCTTGGTCTTATTGAAGGCCTTTATAATACAAGAAGAGCACATTCGCTCCAATAGCCTATTTATTCCAATGATCTCCTTAAGGTAGGTCCCTTTGTATTTAGGGTTATTCCAGAAAGATTGGGGCAGAGCCTCTTTATTGAACTCTGCCCGTCTCTTGAAGATCATCTCAGCTATGAAGTTATCGACTGTGACACACCCCTCTTTGTACATCGACTGAAAGGGCCTAAGATCACTCTGGTCGTATCTTTTGGACATGTTGTGCCAATCTAGGAGACATTCTGTTGCGGGTAGCGTCAGACTGCTCAGAAGCGGCCTGCGTCATCACGACCACACCCTTTTTCTTGTTCTTCATCATCAGGTCATCAACTTTGATCTGTTGAATGCCTCGATCTGGCGGCTTGTTGGCTTCAGCTTCTTTTGCTGCGGCTTCTTTCTTAGCATCTCTCTTGTCCAGAGACAGAAGAAATGCCCTAACCAGCTTGATTGTACATCCTACATCTATTGAGAGAGCCTTAGGGTCTCTAGACCTATGATGGGCAATATAGAACTTTTGAATCTTATTCAGCCCTTCGGTACTCGCGTGCTGCTTTTTCATAATCGCCATAATCTCCAGATTTCAATGCTAGTAGAAACTTGTCAAAACATGCCTTGGTGATTTTTCTGTATTGCCCATCTTTTGGGAACTTTATAGAAGTTGGGTCGTAGATACTACCAAGATGCATGAGTGCATGATAGATGGCCTTGTCTCCACGGGTAGTCATCGTGATGATAGCCTTGCCGGGGTCACACTCTTTTCCTGCCTGACCATAAAAGGTGACGCGGACTTCCTCCTTGGTGATATCCGACATATCATTTACAAACGCTACTTCTCTTTTGTCTTCTGACATTACTTTCCCTCAATAAATTTTTTCTTTTGTTTATCGGACATTCTGTTGATCTCGTTGATTTCTC